CGCTTGACATAGGTGTGGGAGCCGCATTTATTTCAGCCCCTGTAGGTCCACCCGGCGTAGCAGCACCACCCATATAACCACCAAGTCCACCAGCAACACCGCCCATTAATGCAGCTTTTCCTATATCTTGTCCAGTAATACCAGCCGCTAAAGCACTTGTACCAGCACCAGCAACACCTGTAGCCAAAGCAGCACCGCCCGCAGTAGCAAACATTTCAGGAGCTACAGCCAATGCAATCTCAGGAGCAGCTACCCCAGCGGCAATCATCAAGCCTGTATCTAATAGTTGGTTACCGGTTACCGAGCCACCTGACATAATATCTCCTTACAATTATTGTGATTTTAACATATTAAACCGCAGTTCCACTAGCGTTTTTCCATACAGTACCGTTGTACCATATTGGAATTTGTAACGTAGTATCGTAATAAAACTGACCTATTTGAAGCTGTATTGTTGGTCTATCTGCTGTTGTTCCAGACTGCGGTGTAATAAGTCCTGCTACTGCGTTATCTACCGTATTAAAATAAAGCCCTAAAACTCGTTCAAGCTGGTCCATAAATAACTTATTATATTCAAGCGGTGCGGCAGGTAGTCGAGGGTTTTTAGTATTAATTAACGCAGTCATTATCTACGTCCGTCAGGTCTGATATCAATTCTAGGAACACCTAGCCCCCACTGCACACCCAAGGTATTTGAATATATAACCAACGACATCTGCCGACCTCTAAGCCTACAGTAAGCATACTGCGTAAATTCTTGCACATCAAAATGACTTTGTCCTACATAAGATTTTGCACTTGTTACCGTTGGTAAGTCAGATTCACCGTATAAAGAACCGGGGTTTTGTCTAGGAAGCAATGTAAATGTTACTTTAGGTGCAGCTACTGTTGAGCCGTTAAAATTTATGTCTGGTATCAAACGCCATACAAAACCAAAGTTATGTCCGTCACCGATGTCAAAATCAGAAGACTGGATATAAGCATCAATAGGTACTGGAGGGTTTGAAGTGCCGTTATCAACACCACTCTCATGGTAAATAATGCCAGAGTCCACTACCCCAATATCAGTCACAGTAACACCAGAATCATGTACCGCTGCCGTTGTACCATAAGCACCTCTTGAGCATCCAGTCAATGTAGTGCTTGTACCGCCTGTGTATATAATGCGCTCTTGGTCAATCTCCACGACACCTGATGTTGGAAAATCATTCTTGCTGGCTACGTAAATAGTGGTGTCAGTTAAACTAACCGCTTGTGTTGTTGTAGTTACAGGAGCATAACCTAAAGCTGTTGGAAATCCTCTAAGCGGTGTATCAGCCCACGCAGTACGAGTTAAGTTTCCATAATACCAAGTCTGTTCTAAGTGATTATAGATGACATATTTGTCAATAACGTTTGATGAGGAAGAGCAATAGAACCACCAGATTTCATTAAAGCCTTCGTTAATGCCAGCAAAAAACTGATACGATTGCGTTAAGTTTATGTCTTGGAATACATATTCTCTAAGTGTGCATGGTAGGGTTTGTACTTGTCCAGAATACATGAAAAACTTATCTTTACCCATCCAATAGGTTACGTTGTTAACCGCTACAGCACAGTTTGGACCCATAATCGAAATGTTATCTGCAAGGATATTAAATCCCCACACATACGGCGCACCTAAATATTGCATTGAATAAAGCGCAGTATCAGTAAATACAATAATCTCTTGACGGGTTTGTACGGCTGAAACAATCTGTGAACCACGGCTTAATGTGTAGTTACCTGCTTGGTTTGTAATTGCCGGTGTCCAAGTCAAAAGATTCTCTTGGTCTGACCAACTAATAAGCATTGGGTTTTGAATGCCGTCCCCATAGGTATCTGTACCAAAAGCAATAACAAAACGACTTGCATCTGACACCATGACGTAGTTACATAGTGTTGGGCAAGAAACATCCGTATCCCAATATGCTATAGAGTTTTGTGTATTGGTATTATTTTTAGCCAAAACTTGCGCTACGTTATATACGTTAGGGTTTGTATCTACCACCCAGTAATAAATTGGACCGCCCCTAGGATTAAATACTAAGTTTTGTCCATAATTGCTTTGACTCCATAAACGAAGCTGTGAACCAATACCTTGCGAAGCTGGTGCAGATGAACCCCATCCCGTGCTTGTAGCACCTACACTTATACCGCCCCAACCACCAGCACCCCAACCAACGTTCTGCGTGTAAACAGCGTTACCTGAAGTAATTTGATATGTTGCCACTGTAGCACCACCACCGTTACCAGAATCCCCAGCCGTAGCTGTAACTGCGACTGTAATAGAGTATTGTGTTGCTGATATGTAAGTTACTTGATAACCACCAGCTTTATTTAAAACTGCCGCAGTAACGTTGCCACCTAAAGAAACCGCACTAGTAAATGTAACAAAGTCGCCTGTTTGAGTATTATGGGCTGTTTGTGTAACGGTAATAAGAGAAGAGCCAGTACTAGCAGCAAACGTAGCCGCACCCGCAGAAGACACCGCACGAATTGGGGTTACATCATATAAATAACCACCTAAACTTTGTTGTACATAAAATTTCTGATTAGTACCTATGCCTAAATAATTATAGCCGTTTAAACCTATCCAGTTTTTTAATGAACGACCAACACCAATGTAGTTGGTCCCTGTAGCTTGAACCGTACCAGAATCTAATGTCCATCCACCAATCTTCTCAACTTGACCAGAACGAAACCGAATCTTATCGCAGCCATACCAGCCGCCTTCATTGGCAAGCGTAGTTCCCTCTCTATTAACACCCGGTCTTAACTGTATTTTCTGTAACATTAAGCCACCATATGCATAGCATCTACTTCTACGTGGGCAACTCGACTAAGCCACCCCTTGCCATAGATTGGAAACTGTTTAAGCCCTTTATAGAAAGCTTCTTTAGCATCTGAAAAACGCTCGATAAGTTGTGTGGCTGGTATTGCACGAATAGCTGATAATGTAATAGGACCTATAGCACCATCTTGCGCAACGCCTATCGCTTTTTGTATGGTCTTAATAGCCATACCCGGACCTGCATTAACGGCAAAGTCAAACGCTAAGTAATCTAAACCTGCGGGTAGGTCATCACCACGCACCAAATCCCAGTATTTACGCTTATAGAAAGGGGCTACTGTAGTAGGATTTAATGCTTTCATATCATTCCAAGATACAGGGTGTCCTACAAAAGCTTCCCAATTTGCTTGTGTCACGCCGAGGTTTGTTGAACCAGCTCTACCGTCTGGTAATTTATTACCGTTATCTCTTACGTCTGTAGTAAAACCACCTTCAGATTTAAGTACAAGGGCTAAAGATTTTTCAAAGTTATTTAACATTTGCTGGCACCGAGTTAAAAAGCATTTCGTCTTTTCTTGAGTTACCTGCGCTAGAGCCAAAGTAAAAAGCAATAATACCTGTCCATGCAGTTCCAAGTGAACCTAACATAATCATCAGCGGAGTATTAGCAGTATCGGCAGGGTGAACCATTAACCAAATTAAAATACCAAAGAACCCAATAGTAACTAGCATTGATAATACAGACGGAACCCAAGACTTAGTAGCTATCTGCATTTCACGAGAAGACTTACGGTCATCGGTAGCAAGTTTTTCAAAGTTTAAACCTAGTTCTTGTGTTTGTTTTTGAAACTCTATTTCAGCTATTTTAATCTGAGCAATCTGGTCAGCCGACATCTTACCGCTATCTATCGTATTCTGTACATCTTTTTCATCAATACCGATAACCTTAGCAATTGCAGTTACAGCCAAACCAGCTAAAGGACCGCCTAAAGCCGTTGCTATTGTAGGTGCTACTTGTTCTAACCAAGACATAAAAACCCCTAGTAAATTTTACTGTCGCTGAATATGTTTACAAAAACTGTGCCGTCTTCTAATGCTTCTATTTCATGCCACTCAATCTCTTTTAAATTAATTGGCTGTGTACTTTTATCTACTATTACTTCTTTACCTTCCTTGCGGATAACACAAGAGCCTGAATTACAAACTGTTGCATGAGCATAAGTATGAGCGTGTTTTGGTAAGCCTTGACCTTTATTAGCGTGATAAATATTCACACGAGCGCCATCATAAACAAAGCTATGTTTAGGCATTAAAGGTATGACTTCGCTCATAGTTCTTGCATACCTTGTGTCATAGGCTGTGCTTGTGTTGCTTCTGGAGGAGTCGGTCTGGCGGCATCAATCATTTCGGATGTAATTGGGTTAGCTTGTAAAAGACCTTGCTCTACCAAGAAATCGCCCATTTGTTTTTGTTGCTGTAATTTTTGAAACTCTTGAAACTGTTGCATTTGCTCAGGAGCTGGTTGTCCTGTTGTCGGTCCTGACATTGTTGCGTCTGGATTTTTAACGCTAAAACGAGTTGTTGTATACTGCGTCCCTACTAATGGTGTAATATAGCTTAAGTCAACAGATGTATCTTCTCTTGCCTGTATCACTTCAATAGGCGAAGCAAACTGTTTAATAATTTTTTCAAGTTCTTCTTTGTTTGTTGGAAGGGGTTCTCTTAAATGGATGTTAGCCCAACCGTTGTCAGAAAAGACAACATCAACTATTTTATTTTCCGCATCGTACTTTGTAATTGTGTATTTTAAATCGCTCACGCTAGTCCTCCTAAGACTGTTCCTGAATTGTTTAATGTAACTGAATTTGCACCTTTGACCAAGTATCTACCTGCGGAACCTCCAGCGCCACCACCAGCACCTGCTGAACCACCAGCACCACCACCGTTATTTCCTGAAGCACCTGTATTACCTGTAGCACCTGAAGCCCCTGAAGCACCAGCATTACCGTAAGTTCCGCCTGTACCTCCAGTGCCCCCAGTACCACCTTGACCGCCAGCACCAGCATTAGTTCCTCCCCCTGCGCCACCAGCTCCGGAAGAACCGCCAGCACCACCAGCAGCAGCTTGTCCGTAGCCTTGACCTACACCACCTCCACCGCCAGCACCACCGCCACCTCCAGCACCGCCTGATGTGTATACGTTGTAGTAGTAAGCTTGACCGATTGTGTAATAGGTGTAGTAGTAGCCAAGACTTCCACGAACATATACGTTACCATCATTACCTGCTACGGGACCGGGTACATCAGCACATACGCTGTAGACTATAGAACAAGCCCAAACATAAAAAGAAGCCGGTGGAGGATATCCACACCCACACTGCCCGTTGGCAGCATAGAAAGCATAATAGACAGGACCATTACAGCCAAATGGTTGGAATGCATAACTAAATCCACTTAGAGCTGTGTAATACCCACCACCACCGGCTCCGCCTGTACCACCTGAACCGCCTGTACCTCCGCCACCGCCACCACCGTATATAGTGCCGCCAGTCCGGTTATTAATCGTTACAGTTTGGTTAGGATAATTTGCATTAATAGCATCGCCACCAGCAGAACTTGCTGCTCCACCATAAGCTTGAATAGCGCCGTAGTTATTAATAGCAATTGTAGAACCCGTAGCAAACTGACCTACAGTAAACGCTGTATTACCAGCTGTAGCACCAACCGTAACGCCTGATGGAATTAACGCTTTGTAAGAAGTTACTGTTGCAGGTGAACCAAATCTAGTCAATAAGTTTACGTTTGTTGTGGTTGTACCAATATATTCACTTGCGTGAGCGTTATCCATTGTTACTGTGCCGGCAAGCTGGTTTGTTAACTGTCTTACAAGCGTATCGTTTAAACTAAAAGACGTAGTAGATGACCTACCTAAAGCAGTATTAATATTAGCGAAGGAAATTGCGCCTGTAATTGGAGTAAATGCCATGATTTATCCTTATGGTGTACCGTAAGCAGTGATGTTACCTATAACAATTAAGTTGCCGCTTGAATCTAATGAAGCTACGTTTGTACCATTATAATTAAAATAAAGCTTTGTGCCTGTTGGCGTTATAGACCACCCAGTTGAG